TAATTTTCTTTTACTACTTGTAAACACAAATCTTATGTCAAGCTTGGGGTGCTGTACCTTAACTGCTAAATGCTTTCGCCTATCGTCAGAATTAAATAATCCCTTTGTCTCAATTATAATACCATTCTTCAACACGAAGTCTGGGGTATAGGTTCGGTACATGAGGTCTTCCCATTCAATCTTAACTTCCTCGTACTTGAACGGCATTTTATTTTCAACTAAGAAATCTTTGTTCTTAACCTCAAGACCACTCCTATATCCATGCTTCATAGCGGCGGCGAATTGCTTAGCTCTCATTTATGTACGCCACAATTGGTAGTGTCTTAGCTTTCGACACCTTAGATGGTTGTTCGTCTATGTCGTAACACGAGTACCTAAAATCACAGAACTTACAACTATCGTTTAGTACCATATTACCTGAAGGTACACCCCTAAACGTTTCGGGTTGTGGTTGGAAGCAACGCTCAAACTTGTTTGCGTTTACTGTGTGTACTGTCTTCTCAAGCTTAGCCATCTGTTCATCTAGTACAAGTCCATCGGCAGGTACATACTTGATGTTACCATTAGCCTTGTTGACTACCCACCAGCCACCTACCTTCTTGCCAGTAGCCTTAGTATAACCAGCTAACTGACCTACGTAACCGAAGGGGTCACTCTTTTGTAGTGTGTCATAGGACTCAAACTTGTTGCGGTATGACCAATCAGACGCAGACTTAACATCATCAAGTGCACCATCCATAATAAGATCATACGAACCTTTGATTGTCTCACCACCTATGTCAAGTGTGATAAAGTTATTATCATCCTCATATGGAACACCAGCTTCTTTGATGATCCCTTTGAATGCCGCTTCAACTATGTCACCTAATAGCATGTTCATTACGAATGTTGTTGGTAAGGGCAATGCTTCCTCTGGTTTATTCTTAGCAAACCAAAGCTGGCAAGTAGGCTTACCTATGTTAGACATACGTATCCTAAATGCATCACGCTTGTTGCCCCCACCAAACTGGCGTCTCATAGAATCCATTACGTCGTCACCAATCTGTTTGATTGTTGCCTCAGACATTTTTGACGTGCCCTTTGTAGCGTTTTCTAAGTACTGATTGATAGCCAGTTCAGCGGGGTGGTTCATTACACGAAGTCCTCTGCAGATATATCTACAAATTCCTCTACTGTATCCATATCTACCTCTTCATTCTTGTGCATGTTTTCATCCCATGCCCCAAGGATGTATGTATTATAGTTAGCAATCCATGCAACGAAACTTGCGAAGACTTCTTGTGCTTCATTCTCCATCTCTAATGTAGTACTCAAGTCCAAATCTGCCTCTGGTACAAAGAAGCTACTGCCGTTTGGTAGGGGTACTTCTCTTGTACTCAAGGTAATGTTGTGCTGTGGTGGTAGCCTACGCATCTTCTCTAGCTTGGTAAACATGTCGCCCATTGTCTTGAAGGCGTCACGGTTATCAATCTCCCAGATGAATGGTGTAGCTTCTACGTCTACTGCATTGCCTTTCTCGTCGGTTGCACCTACCAGTTGTACTGTACCAAACAAAGCACGAACACGTTTGATAGACTTGATAAGGTCTTTCATAGTATCTGGCAACGCCGCCCAATCTTTGATGTAGCCTGCAGGTTTACCACAGTTAAAGCCACCCTCATTATCCTTCATGTCACTGTTTAGGTTGTTAGCCATGACAGTTTTAAGGAAGCGGTTAGCTGTGTTCTCATTACCCTTGATAAACTTCTTATACATAAACCGCTGTAAGAATGGGCGAATGACTACACCTTCGGCGTATACTGTTTCACCATCGGGAATCTCTAGCTTATATGCACCGCCAGCAATTACCTCTACCTTCTTCATCTTACCTGCAAGCTCCTGCTCACCCATGATGGGGGTGTGATGGATACGAAGTCGTGCCAGTGTACTCGATTTACTGGTTGACTTCTTACCTTCTGAACCCATGCCCATAGCTGTCGCCATTGCCGCAAAGTTGTTAGTGTCTATCGTTGTTACTTCATTCATATTATATTCTCCTAATATATTTTACTGAAATTTAGTTATATCATACTACGTCTTTTGTGTCAAGCCAGTTTGGGCCAATCTTTGCCTCTAATAGTAGGGGTATATTGAAGTCAACACCCCACTTACGATTGATGATTGGTACTAACTTATCGTTGGTGGCTTGTATTACTTTTAGTACTTGTTCCTCTTCATCAGGGTGTATGTCGATTACAACTGAATCGTGTACACTATTTACTACGCAACTACGTAGCTTGTTAGCAGACAGTAACTTATCAATATAGATTAGTGATATAGGTACTATGTCTGCGGTTGCAAACGATTGGACAGGATAATTCTTTATCTGTGTGAAGAATGTAACCCCACCAAATCGTCGTCTTACCACATCAGGGAATGCAAACTCACGTCCTGATGGTGTAGTTATCATGCCAGTGTTCAAGGCTTCTTTGGCTAGGCTCTCATGCCACTTAGCTACACCACTGTACTTAGTCGTGAACTGCTTGTAGTACGATGCTTCTGCTGGTGATCTACCGAACCCCGACGCGCCATAAAGGGGTGCGAAAGTGTGCGACTTAGCGTTTTGTCTGGATATAGGTTGGCCTGCATCAGATATAACCTTAGCAGTATAAGCATGTACATCAAAGTCATCAATGACCTCGTTGATTGCAGTCATATCTTGTGATAGGAATGCTGCGACACGAAACTCAAGCTGGGCAAAGTCAGCTTCCATAATTTTCCCGCCCTTCCAACGTGAGATAAACACCTTCTTAACTGGGAACGTACCACCTCTTGGCATGTTCTGCATGTTAGGATCAGCACCAGATAACCGTCCAGTACCAGTGCGGTGTTGTAGTAGTCGTACGTGTAGCAACCCATCGGGCTTGACGTGAGTAGCTATGCCCTCAACAAAACTACTGAGGTATGTCTCAACGGCTGACAACCTACGTACATTCTGTAAGAACAGCTCTGCATCCTTCATACCCTTGGAACGTGCAATGCCCTCAAGGAATATAAGATTGTCTTTGCCAGTACCAAAACCGTTGGCACTAATCCACTTGGAATTAGGGGGTGAGAACTTTAGGCCAGCCACTGCGCTAATGTTATCAGTAAAAGTATATCCACTAGCGGAGCAAGTATTGCATTTATTTGATCTAGCATAAGGTGTACCATCTTTCTTTTCTTTCCATACCTGACCACTGCCCTTGCATTCCCGACACTGATGTGCCTTCTGCTTGTACAATTTGTCACTGTATGCATTTACGTTACGTCGATACTCAGCGTCAGGCATTCGTTCATCGAACAGGTCTGCCCACATCTTCTTGTCCTTCGGCTTACGACTATATATAACCCAAGACAATTGCTCTGGGCTGTTGAGATTTATTGGCCTGTCACCCATCAGGTCACTGGCATGTTCTTCTAATGCCATCATCAGTAGATTACGTTCCTGTTCGAACTCAATACGAACCTCATTGAGCGCATCCATGTCAACTGCAAAGCCACGTTGATAGATACGTGCTAGGTGTACAGCTAATTGATTAGTCAAGTCTAGTGTAGGTATTAGTGATTTGCATTCCTCGTACTGTGTCTGCAAACAGTAATATAATTCTTGAGTTGCGTGAAGATCGTGTGATAGATACTCCGATAGTTCAGCATGAGGAATATCACGTGTGGAATATCCATTCTTAAAGTACTCCTTTAATGTATCTTGTTTCTTTGTGTCTAAGTCATATCGTTCTGCACAGGCATCAAGTGATAGGGGTTGCTTCTGACCACGTTGTAGTACGTACTCACCTAACAGTGTATCATACACAGCGCCATCATATACAAAGCCTGACTCCCACAACCACAGTAGATCGTGAGGTGCGTTGTGGGCAATAAGTAGCGGGGTAGCGTCTAATGCATCTTGCACTATCTGCCGCCCCGCCGTAGTAGGTTGTTGCTCTGAGTGATCGAAAGTTATAATGTTTTCGTTTCCAAGATCATCTAGCATACCTACTTGTACCAATGTATTCTCTGGCTCAAATGGATCAAGATGTAACTTACCATTACGTTTGACTGTTGTATTCTCTACGTCCAGTGTTAGGTGTTTCATATATACGTTACCTCATATCTCCATCGGACCATATGTCCCATTCATCTTCTATTAATATACCATTGTTAAATAATATGTCAACATCTTTATTAAACTCTTTATCATTAGCGAAGTTATGCATAGCTTGCATTACCTCTTCAACTGTTAAATCGTTACGTACCATCTCAGTGTGTAACGTTTCTCCTATTGCTCCAACGTATTCCCATTTAGCCATGCACATTCTCCATAATAAAATTATCTTCGTGATCGTTGGGTAGGTAAACCAAAGTCATTGATGTGCAGGTTGGACAACTAAAGTTAGTAACCATTGCCCACTCTTCTTCATCTAATAAATCTTCATCGCCACCCCATATTAGTTCAGCGTTACAGTGCCAGCAATTCATAACAACTCACCTCCCGTTTTAAACTGTATGTACTGTGTCACAT